GCAAGAGAAGATCTAAATCAAGAATACGTCAACAACGGGACATACACAATCAAAGGCTTAGAACAAGCCGAAGAAGTGATGAACAATGTTGACGCGTTGGATATTAACACTTTGGATGTTAAGTTCGCGGATTCTGCTCCAACGCCCAGTAAGCAACCCGAACTGGAACCTGTAGTAACACCAGAAGGAAGCCCGTCAGCGCCAACAGTAAAACAGCAGACCGAAAGCATTGGAGATCCTGATGATCGCTTGTTTATCGGAGATGAGTCTATTAACAGCTCAAAACGTCTTGTTGACGCTTTAGGTAAGACAACCGACATCGAGCAAATGGATCAAGTGCTGGATAGAATGACCAACGAGCTACGGGATCGTCAGGTAAAAATGACTCCGCAAGAAAACATCACGCACATGATTAAACAGGCCCAAGCAATGGGACAAGATTATACGGGTTATGTCGAGCTGTTAAAACAAGGCGTAACCGAAAGTCCAGAGACTAGAAACGCAATTAACTTGTTACGATTTAAACAACAAGGGGCTTTTCTAGGAGTTAAGATCGCTTTAGATCGGATTGGTTCTTTGGGACAGAAAATGACAGATCTGGTTTCAAACGGTAAAGAAGCTAGTGATGAATTCATGGAAGTTGAGATGAAACTTGCTGACGCTGAAATTCAGCATAAACACTACAGCATTATACACGGTGAGATCGGGACAGGACTGGCCCGTGGTTTAAGTGAGCGTCGAAAAGGCTCAATCAACAACATGCTTGAACTGTTAACACCTACCGTACGTAAAGAAGATTTAATACCGGACACACCTTATCTACGAGACCAGAAAAATAACACGAACACAAAAGTAGACGACCAAGATACAAAAGATCTATTTGATGAGGCTGGCGGTATTGTTAAAGACGCTGACACTCAGGAAGCTATACTTAACAAAAAACAGAAGAGACTAAAAAGCCTCCAGAAACAACTTGAGACAAGACGACAGAAATTTCTAAAGTCTCAAATAGGATTACCGAAAGAAGCTAAGAAAGATTTAACTTTAGACGATGATCCAGAAATCATTCAGCTTCAAGAACAGATACAGTATTATAACAAAGCTATTTCACAGGAAGAACAGATTCTTAAACTTCGAAAAGAACTGGACGAACTAGTAAGTAAATCAGATCAACAGCTTGTTAAAGACCGCGATAAAAGTGAACAACTTGCTGAAGCACTTGGTGAGCGTAAAGAAACCAGTGAAGTTCAGAAGATTCGAAGAAAGATTGCGTCTATTAAAAAAGCACGCTTAAGTGATATTGATAGCCGAGGCGGTAACATACGAACGCGGAAGAACTTCAACGAATACATGCAACGGCGTATCGGTTCAAAAGACGTGGTTACATACGCTAAACGAATTGCATTTGCTACAAGGGACGGAGATCTAGAAAACTTGTTCCACTCAATCCGTAAAAACTCTGAAGCAAGTAACTTTGATAAATTTTCTAATGCCGGACTACAGTTGTTTCAATCGTCAATCTTATCTGGTCCTCCAAGTTTCACACTAAACGCTGCGACTCCGCTTGCAGTTAGAGCCTTGAAGCGTTTAGAGCTTGCTATGGGATCGGCTTACGGCGCTTTTATTAAAAATGACCCAGTTCAAAAAGCAGTATTTAAAGCTGCGTTTGGGTTTCACGGAACGATGATGGCCGGTTTAGATGGGTTTCGGATGTTCTCAAAAGCAGCTAAAACACGGACTGACCCTGTTACCGGCGGTCGGAGACCTTATGATGACCTAAGAAACACTAGTGAGGGCGCTCTTGACCCGAGTTCATTAGGCATTGATCGCAATAGTATGCTCGGTCAAATGTTCTATTATGTTAATAAACTCGTCCAATTACCATTTCAAATTAATGCAGGATTTGACGCCATTAACAAAACAGGTGCGGCTTACGAGGCGTTAACGCGTGAATATTATGTTGAGGCTGTTCAAAAAGGTATACCCGAAGAACAAATCGCATCTTGGGTTGAGAAGAATGTAAAAGGAGCATTCATGAAAGACGGGTATCTTTACTCGGAAAGTAACATTATTAAAGAGATCGGACTGCAAGCGAGGCGTGAAGGCTATGATCCCAGTGATGACCTTGGAGTGGCAAAGCGTTTTGCGGAGTTGATGAAGGAAAAGAAAATAGAAATTGACTACGCTAAAAAACAAAAAGCAGATATTGCTTCTCAATACGCCAGAGAGGTAACCTTTACAGAGGAGACCCAGGGCAAGGTAACAGGAATACTTAACTACTTACGTAACGCTTTTCCACCGCTAGGCTTGGTTATACCGTTTGTTAACACCCCTATGCAAGTCTTAGCATTTGGCTTAAAAAGAACGTTACCGGTAACCGTGTATAAGGACATTGTTCCTATGCTTACTAAAAGAGCCACTGAACAACGGAAAGCTTTTTCGGAAATGAGTCCAACTCAAAAAGCAGCTTACACTGGGCAAGTAATGACCGGAACCTTTGCCTCAAGTGCGTTGCTATATTTCGCATACTTAAATCGTGATAAAATAACTGGCAGCGGTCCCCGGAGTCCCGAAGAGCTAAAAGCTTTAAAAGCTACAGGGTGGCAGCCAAACTCATTTGTTATTGATGGAGATACCGATACCCCAACGTATGTCAGCTACGGAAGATTAGATCCCTTTGCCACAATAATTGGAATTGCCACTGATATGGCAGCTTCTTTTGACGGGCGATACACTAAAGACGAAGACATGCTTGAAGTTTTCTCTAGCATGACGTTTGGGATGGTTGAAAACTTAACTGATAAGTCTTTCTTACGCGGGTTGAACAACGCGCTAAACGCGGTGTCTGATCCAGAAACATACGGAACTAAACTCTTTAAAGACATAGGCGCGGCGGCTGTTCCAATGTTTGTGGATAAAGTAAAAGATATTGGAAAAGAAAATGTGTTAATCAAAGAATCACGTGACTTTGCTGATGCTATTTTAAGAAAGCTACCGGTCGCTGAAGAATATGTGCCGCCAAAACGGACATTTCTTGGAGAAGCTGTTTACAAACAAAACCCATTAGGGTTGCTCGGTGTTTTTAATCCAATCTACGTCTCTAGTAAAAAGAACGATATTGTTGATAAAAATATACAAGAACTTGTGCATGGGTTCGATATGCCTAGTCCTAGATTTAACGCTCACCCTGAGACTGATATGCGAGACTTCTACAACGATGAAGGACGACAGGCGTATGATCGTATGCTTGAATTAACATCAACAACTCTAATCGGAGGTAAGAATCTAAGACAGTCGCTTCAAGGTTTATTTAAGTCGCGTGGTTATAAAGCACTCCAACAAAACATTGAAAAAGCTGGGGGACCAATAGCCTTGGCTGCTAAAGACCCTAGAATTGAACAGATTAACCGTATTATAAGTATGTATCGAAGAAAAGCTAAACGTGATACTTACTCAGAATTTCCTGACTTAATTAAAATGGTCAGGGAGTTAGAATACCAAAGAAAACAAAACAATACTACAACAATTTCTAACCCTATCCCAACCTTATAAAACACCATGCCTGACACAAGTGGACTATCATTCTACCAGACCGACGACCCAACAAGTAAATCAATCACCTATGGTTTTGACGTATTAAGCGCCGATGACATTACTGTTATTGCGATTGCTTCAAACGGAGCCAGAACTGTCTTAACAGTAGAAAGTGGGGACGGATACGGATACACGGTTAACCTTACTACCAAGACGGTAACATACACAGGGGCTTCGTGGACTAGTCACCCGTTGATCTATCCTTCTAGCTCAGTGCGAGTCTATCGGACAACATCAGTGATACCCTCGGTTGACTTTACATCCGGCGCTGTGTTAAGTGAAAGCGATCTCGATACCGCCTATAAGCAAGGTCTCTTTGCCGCACAGGAGATGACCGAGGATGCAGCCGACACGAACGCGGGTCTTCAAAGTGTAACATCAGGTGTTATTGCAGCCGGTGCTGTGACCGCTCCTAAGATTGCAACAAACTCAATCTCAGAAGACCGCATAATTGACAGCGCCGTCACTAACGCAAAGATTGCAGACAACGCTATTAACGCCGCTAAGATCCAGAATGGCACAGTAGGATCGGCTGAACTGGCTGCTAACTGTGTAACAACAGCAAAGATCGGAGCTAACCAAGTCACGACTACACAGATTCTAAATAATGCTGTAACACAAGCTAAGGTAGTCAAAGCCGGAAAAGCTAACATGGAAGCACTTACGGGGAGTTCTGGACAATCCGTTGGTGTAGTCACACCTGACGTTCTTAGATATAGCCAGTTCGCTCCAAGGTGCTATGGGTCAGTAACTTATAACACAGGGTCCGCTGTGGTTGCTACTGGTTCTTACAACGTGGACACTACTGCGACCGAGGGAGAACCAGCCAATAATAACTATCGTAAGATATATTTTGATAACGACATGTATGACACAAACTATGTGGTTGTAGGATCAGTCGGCTCGGCACAAACTTCGGGAACGTCCGAGGCGGCAGTTGCGGTCTACGAAAAAGCCAGTGATTACTTTGTTCTACTAACCGCAGAAGGAGAGGCAAGCGACCGTTACATTGACTTCGTCGTCTTCGGAAGCACCCTTGCATAATTACTATGAACTCCTCAGTCAATACACCACTCGTAGGTATCACCGGATTGATTGCAAACATAACACTCGAACAAGTTAACACCACTGTGGCTATTGCGGTAGGACTCTCGACGTTGATCTATATGTTAATAAAGATCAGACACCTCTTAAAACAAAAACAGAAATAATGAGCGACGAAAAACGAAGCATCAAGATGGAGGGTTTACAAGACCTTCTCATTGATACATTCATCGACCAAATCAAAAGTGGTGAAGCACCTCCTGCCTTGTTAAACGCTGCACGTCAGTTACTTAAGGACAATAACATCACAGC